TCTAATAGACCTGAGTAAGGGCTCATACCTGTTTCATAAGGAATCTTAACTTGTACAGATTCAAATGGTTTCGCATAACGAGTTTTCATAATCTTACATGCCGCACGAATACCTCGCACATCACTAATCTTATTACCATCTTCATCTTCTTTAAGTTTCAATTTCTTCATAGCAACAACAATACTTGATGCGTAAACAAAACCTTGACCGCCTGAGATTTTATCATCTGGATCAAACATATCTTGTGAAGCGTATGTGTGATTAGTAGCGACTAAGCCAACGTTGTGACTACCAAACATGTTAACACAGTTACGAACAAGTGATGTTAGTGCTTTAGGCTTACGACCCATATCACCTTTCATGTCACCTGCTTCAAACTGATTAACGTCAGTTGGTGTCAATAGCATACCAAGACTGTCAATAACAAACAATACTTTAGGCTTATCTGTTTCAGGTAGTGCTTTGTATGATTTCATAAATTCTGAAATTGTTTTAGCTACATCATCAATCATAGCCATATTCAATTTTAATAATTTATCTTCTGCGGTGTCTACATCTAATGCATGTAGCCATGCTTCATCCAATGCGTTTTCCGAGTCAATGAGAACTACATAGATGCCTTGTTGTTGTGCGTGTCTAACGAGGTTTCCTGAGCAGATGAATGATTTACCTGCTCCTGACTCTCCGGCAAAGACAGTAACTTTACCAAGAGGAACGCCTTTATTAAAATCGCCACTAATGAGATAATTGAGAGCATAATTTCCTGTCGAGATCCAATCAGTAGGATCATTAAATCCTATTGATAGACCTTCAATACTTTTTGTAATGTCCTTGCGGAACTTACTAATGTCAAAAGGTTTTCCCATTTTAATTATCCACTTCCATACTGAGTGCTTCTTTGATTACTTCAAAGAGTTCTGCTTCGGTAGCACACATAACTTTGCAGTTCTTCCAATCATTTTCTTTGTCTCTTCCACCGACTTCAATCATAAAGCCGTTATCATAACGATTGATAGTAAATGATTCATTTACTTTTGACAGTTTATTTAATTTTTTTGCCATATTATTCTCCTTGTTATTTGTGTATACCATTAGTATACACGTTAAATGGTTGCTTGTCTAGCATGTCTGGACATTTTTCTGCCATTGAATCAATTTCCCAATCTTGAGGGAAATGTCTTAATGCACCTCTAGCTCTATCTCTAATGATGCTAGGCACTCTGGGTGTACGACCTGGGTCGCATAGTTCCTCCAACAATTTTTTACCTTGCTTAATGGCTCGGTAGCGTTCGTCTGGTAGTGTCATAGTGTTCTCCTAAGGAAGGGGCCGAAGCCCCATCGCCTATTAAGATTTATTTTGTCTAGCACGAATCATTGCTAGAATGTCTTGTGCTTTGTCACTTGACGTACCTGATGTTGGTACTTGAATAGGTGCAGTAGTTACGGCTGGTTCATCTTCCCATGGTGCTGAGGATTCAGCAACAGGTGCTACTGCGGGGGTGCTGGTTCCAGCAGACACAGTTGGTTTTTCCGCTGTCGCTCCAGCTGGTGCTTCTAGTCCCCAAGGACGATAGTATGCGCCCCAACGTTCGTTGTCGAACGGTTGACCATCAACTGATGCTTCAAACATTTCCTTGATGATACGTACTTCAGCTTCTGTTGGCTTCTTGGGCAAAAAGTCTTTTAGATTGAACAAGCCATGTGCTTCAATAGCGGCTTGTTCTGCTTCAGTTAATGCGCTTTCTTTACGTGCCCAGTTACTAGTAGAATAATCTGCATAACCACCTTTACTTGTTTTCTTAATATTGAAATCAAGACCACGCATAAAGTCTGTTGGCAATTCTTCAATCTCAGGATCCATCAATCCAGATTTAACGATTGGGATAATTTGTGGGCTGATGATGAATCTACGAATAGGGTTCGCAGGAGTCTTGTCATCGCCTAGTGGGTTTTGACGAACAAAACCTTGGAATAGATAACTACGTTTCTTCCAATACTTGTTTGCCATTTCTTTCAATGTTTCGTCTTTGTACCAAGGACGAACTTCTGCCAAGATAGGGCAAGCATCGCCATACATTTCCATACACGGAACTTGTACAACTGTTTGTTTAACGTTAGGATCACCCTTGACACCATTGAATGGCAACTTGATGATTTGTTTTTCAACCCAGAAGAAATCATTCTTTGAGTCGCCGTCCGGCAAGAAACGAATTGTAGCAGTAGTGCCTTCATCCATGTTCCAGTGGGGGTAGACTGAGTTGTCTGATTGGGTGTTAGAACCCTTGTTGCTTGACTTGTTTTCTTGTGCCGCGATACGAGCACGAATTTCTGCTAATGATGCCATGATATTTTTCCTTATAAAATTGAGATGGTCTCGTTTTTGATATTCGCTACTTCACCGTGAAGTAACTAACACAAATGTAAGTATAGCAAATGCTTACAAGTATGTCAATAGTATTTATGCCAGATGTGGGAAACCTCACCTTTTAAGTGAGGTTTTTGAAAACTTATTTACCCAATAAGCGTCTTATAGTATCCAAGTCTTCTTGACCTTCGCCAACTAGATCACCGATTGTTGCTGGCTTGTGTGCTTTAGGACCTTTGTTGCGCCATTGGCCAGCTTCACCTGTTGTGTAGTCACCTGCAAACTCGCTCTCAGCTACACCTTGTTCTTTTTCTTTTTGGCGCTTCTCTAACTCTTTAGCGTATTGCTTGATTTTTTCACGGAAAGGCTTATCCCAATTTTGGTCGTTATCACCTTTAGGTGAAGATTTAACAGCGTCATACTGGCCTGTGTCAACATCTTCTTCGTCTACACGCTTTTCAACATCACTGTACGCCATGCTTGGCTTGCCGTTTTCTGGGTTACGAACACCAGCTTTCTGTTTCAAGTCTTTAAGCAAATCTTCTTTGTCACCACCGGTAACGATTCTATCAAGTGCTTTAACACCCTTCTTAATTGCATCAGCAAAACCTTCTTCTAAGTCAAAGGCTTTTAAGTTACCTTCTTCAGTTTCATCGTTGTGTGATAATGTTTCTGCTCCGGCTGCTTCTGATAAATCATCTTCTGGAGCTTCATTACCATCTTCTGCTGTTTCACCTTCTTTAGACTCAGGAGGTTCCTCACTTGCTTCGCCACCATCGCCACCTTCTAACAATTTGTCAGCCCATTCAGCTAATGCATCAACTTCTTTCATCTCACCTAAGTTCTTTTGTAGCTTAGATAATATTGGCATCACACTTTCAATACGAGGGTCAAGTGTTTCTTGAACAAACAACTCATTTAAATTAGTTTCTTCAACTTCATCTTCCATCAATGAAGGAGTCCAACTTTCAAAATATTTATTGTAACCTCTACCACCAGCCATACGACTTAGTGTTTCACGTAATTTAGTATAGTGATTTGCACCCTCTAGTACTAGACGCTGTGCTGATTCGTTGAATTGACCATTTCTTGTAGCACGAACAAATCCTGCCATTTTGTTATAGTCTTCAACTAATGATGTAATATGATTGGCTCTGTCATCATATGGTGTGCCACCTTCAGCTATATGTCTAGCATATACTCTAGCGATACCAGGCTTAATTGTAGGTAATAAGAAACGTTCTCCGTCTGTGTTTTCTACAAATATACGTGCAACATTACGATATCTTTGCTCACCTTCAACTATGTTTCTAGTGTGTTCGATAACAATTTTAACTTGAGGTACAGCATCACTGTAACTCTTGTTTTTACCTATTGGGTAATATCCTTCGTCTAATTTTTTCATATGATCCCTTTTCGCCATATCATGTTTTAAATGGTCGGTGTTTTTAACTTGAAAGCTAAGTTGACGGTTTTTTGCAAAACGCTTTAAGTGATTTAATAGTCTGTACCAAGAAACATCATCAGTATCTGATACTTCTTTTTCACTGTCAGCTATCTTATCATTAAAGTAAATGACTAATTTATGTAGTCCGTCAATAGATATAGTGACTACTCCATAATCTACATCGTCTTTAACAAAATTGAATTGAAAGACTTCAGCTTCTTCCGGTACTGGAATTTCTTTGCCCGAAGTATCTAGCATTGTAGGTCTGTACCCACGGGTGCTTAATAGGTCGAACAATTCGCGGTTTATTGATTCATTGCTTTTTGGCATAATGTATTTATCTTTTCCCTTAGGATATAACAGCAAAGAATGGTAAGGGGGCTATATATTCATCGTGATCCCTGATCTGTTCTTCCAAATTATAGTGATAATCACTCAGTGTTTGTAGCATTCTAATCACTAATAACGAACTCATGACCAAATCGTCCGTATCTCCTATTTTAGCCGCATAACTACCACCATTAGCAACAAAAGCTTTTAGTTCACTAATCAAAGACCTACTATGTATCTTCATTTTTTTACTCTCTAGTAACGTTTTGAACTTAGCACATGCAGTTAATTTGACCTTCTGAGTAGTATTGAAGCCTTTTCGCTTTTTGCCGGCCTCACTTAAAAATAGTCCCGGGATATTACTTTCCCCGTATTCATTGAGTGATATAAGTGAAGCCTCTCCTATACTGTTGTTTTCTACAGAATAGTATATATTATTAGGTTCACCAGTACATTCTGCTATATATTTGTTAATTTCAGCTAACAGCTTAATCTGATTAGGAATATCGGTCTTGTTGTGCTTCCATTCACCTACTTGTGTTGTAGTGTTTGCTTCAAAGATTTGAATTGCAGCCGGGTCACCACCTGTACCTAAACTTGGATCTAATCCCACACAATATAGATTGCCCTTTGTAGGCTTCTGATACCAGCGTACTTGTCCCATTCGAGATACAGGTTCAATACCTTGAAGCATTAATAAAGTATTTGGATTGATAAGTGTTTCGTCAGCAATAATGAACTCACAACCAATCTCTCGGTTGAAACGATCCTCACCGAGCTGTGCTTTCATTTCATCAGCCCACTTTTGATCTCTACCGGGCTGTTCACTCCAATGTGCTCTATATGCTCTAAAGCCATTAACACCTAGTTCGGTTGTGTTACCAAAATCATCTTCAGTCTTGTTAGCACCTTTCCAGATGAAGGCAAATTGATCCTCGTCACTGTTTGGTGTACTTGTTATAATCGCTTTACCACCAGTAGATAGGGTTGGTGTGATGGCTGTCCAGAATTCTTTAGCGATACTTGGTCTAACGAATGCAAACTCATCTAGGTATAATAATGTAATAGACATACCACGACCTGTATTTTCAGTAGTTGTTGCACTAACAATACGAGATCCATTTTCAAAGTCTAGTGAGCCTTTGTTGTATGTTGTTACACCTGCTTTAATGTAGTCAGGACAGTTTTCATATGCATAACGTATACGTTGCATAATCTCCTGAGCACCTGTATATTTGTGTGCCGCAACTAAGATAGTAGAGTCAGGAACAAACATAGCATACCAAAGTAAATATCCCGCGGCTGATGTAGACTTACCAGACTGTCGAGGCATCAAACTAATAGAGTAACGATAGTTGTGATATGTTTCAATCAATCGTTTTTGATAGGGCCAAGGATGATATACCATACTACCTTTAGTAGGGTGTTGTATCATAAAGAAGTTATCCATAAAGTATAGATAACCTGTATCTGGGTCACAGCATTTAATAAAATCCTGTAGTTCTTTATCAGTTTTAAAAACTGTTTTAGTATACGGATTTTTTACTAGTGAAGGTGCATTACTCATAGTGAGTATTTATATCCACAAAAAAAACGGCAAGCCGTTTTTTTTATTTGATATCTAACGGTCTTTGCTTAGTAGCAACGATGCAATAGTATCTTTCTTTAACTTTTTTGACTTCGCCAGTTTCATCAGGTACACCTAACTCAAACTCTAAGTTTTCAAATTTGTCTATGTTGAATCCACAACGAACTAGTAATGCGGCAAGTTGTTGTTCTCCTAAGATACTATAATGATTCAAGTTCCATTCGTGTTTTCTATCACAGTCTGGAGCAGGAACTTCAATATAAATCTTACCAAATTGTTTCAATATACGATTATATTCCATCAAGCTAAAGATAGGATATGGGCTATGTTCTAGTGCATGACGTAAGAAAATGAAGTCAACGCTTTCATCATAATATCCATCTTTTTGTGGGATGAACGTCAAATCATAAGGTTTGATGGTGTGACCTTTGCTCTCGCAAATCTTGATGTCACCGGGACTTAATGTAACTCCGGTTACATCTGTATATTCTCTAGTTTTCATTTCGTCTAAAAAGTAACCTGGGCCGCAGCCTAAGTCTAAAATTTTAGCAGTTTTAGGAATATTTAATGGGTCGATGTATTGTTTTACAACCTGTGCAGTTAGGTCTTTGTGAAACTGACTATCTCCCTCATCATAAATGTGTGCAGTGTATAGCCACTC